CCACCTCAGAAAAATCGATCAAGTCTTTGGTGTGAAACCACGGAATAAAGAACAGACATTTTCCATCGAACTCCTGATGGATCCCAGTGTCAAGCTGGTGACCCTCACAGGTAAGGCCGGCTGCGGAAAAACTTTAATCGCCATCGCGGCCGGCCTCGAGCAGCTCGAGGCAATGGGCAATGAAGGTCCATACCAGAAACTCATCGTGTCACGCCCAGTTCAACCTGTCGGTCGCGACATCGGGTTCCTCCCAGGCACCCTCGCCGAGAAGATGGAGCCGTGGATCGCTCCCATCAGGGACAACCTCGAGTACCTCCTCAACAGCAAGTCTGGCAAGAAGGGACCAACGAGGGGCAGAAAGAAGGCCGATGAGACGATGGGTGGAAGTGGAACCTCAGGTCTCAGCAAGGATCCATTCCTCGAGTTGATGCAATCGAAGGGCCTCATCGAGGTGGAGGCGATCACCTTCATCAGAGGACGATCCATACCCAATGCCTTCATCATCATTGATGAGGCCCAGAACCTCTCGATGCACGAATTAAAAACCATAGTAACTCGTGCCGGTGAAGGCACGAAGATCATACTCACAGGAGATGTGGAACAGATTGACAACAACCATGTCGACACGTTCACCAACGGACTCACACATGCAGTTGAGAGGTTCAAGGACTACGATATCTCGGGTCATGTGACTCTCTTGAAGGGAGAGCGCAGCGAATTGGCAACATTAGCCTCTAAGATTCTGTAAAATGGTACACAACTACATGTTGCACCATATTTCTACGTAGAACTATGAGCGGAATCTTAGACAAGAAGTCGAGAATACTTGATGCTATTCTGACGGTTGACGGACGTCGTCAGATGGCTGAGGGAACTTTTGAAGTCTCTTATGTCACTTTTACTGACACCGGTGTCTCTTACGTACCTGACTCGGTAAATGGTCATGAAGATCCCACAGACAAGCTGTATCTTGAAGCATGTGATCTGCCTCAGGATCAGATAACTTTTGAGGCGAATGATGCTGGGAAGTTGCTGTCTTTTAGAAAGCAAGACATAACTGTAAACTACGATTTTTTTCCTCCACCGAAAGACGGTGTGCCACCTTCAATCGTGACAGGGAAATTGGTCAACGGGCAGCTTGTAGTCTATCAGTATAGAAATGGCAGATCAGTCAAGACTTTTGATATAGACAGAGTTTCAACTGACAAAGATTGCGGATTCAACTATTCTGACATCACAGGCCTGACAGGAAGCGTTCTAATAGACCCAAACCGAAGTAGCGGCGCCATTGACTTTACAAGCTCCGCTCCTTGGAAAGCCAAGATAGGGACCCAAAGCGGCCTTACTTCTGAATCATTTGCAACTGCTATTTCAGGATCCATAGAAGGATTAAGGAGTAGAGGCGGTCCCTCTGTTAGCTGTTATAGTGTGGGAAGCATTGCGTATCTTGATAATAATGACATTACACTACCCAACTTAGTCTTGGAGTTCACTGGATCAGCAGACGGTTCGTTTAGAAAAAGTCTAGGACTGAGACAAATGGCCGCCGGCGGAACATTGATGGTGGACGAAGTTGCAAATGCCAGTTTTGCTTCACAGATAACTGGTACATTGGCATCTTCTTTAGACAATTTTGTTAATTTGCAAACCATATCGACCATCAACAGGTTATTTGAAGACGACCAGTTCGAATTATCGAACAATGAGTTGAACTTTAGTCTTCAGAATTCTCTCACGGCCGACCTAGTAGCGGACAGTTACTCTCCTCCGACTGTCAATTCTATTCAATCACTCTTCAATGACAATAAAGTCAGTCATCTCGACAATTTTCTCTACCTTCCGCCCATAGTAAAAGCTTCAAGTTCTGAGATACCTGATAAGTCAAAACTAGAAAACTTGAGTGGTTTTCTTCTCGGCGGTCCTGGTGCATACCCGTCTTGGGGTGACAACGAAAAGAAGCTGACATATGAAAAATTGAAGACAGAGTTGTCCGTTTACAAAGACGTAAAGCCACCGATCATTTTTACCAAGACTTCTAGGAACAACAGGATCATAGGACAGTTTTTTGAAGTTACTTCAGACCAAGTCAACAAGCTCGATGTGGTAGATTTTGGAGACGTGATGGATGACGCTCAAGAGCCTACTGCCGTCACCAAGAGAGTTTTCTTTGTGGGGAAAACTTACATAGATGACAGAGGAACTGTGTGTTTTGTCAACATGTTCACACTAGTTTTTTCTAGAGTCAGTTCTAATCCCGAGGAGGAAGAATCGAGATGATACCTTACTACATTCCTACCCCGAACTTCGATCTCTTAATGAGCGTCGAAGACAATAATTTTTTTGAGATCGTAGGAACGACTAAGGCTTCCTATGGGCCTAATGACGTGAGGACCTACTACAACTCTGAAGTCAAGGTAAAGATAAAAAAGTCTTCTGGTACAAAGAACATAAATGACTTCAGCAAAGTTGTAGTCTCCATCAGGAGAAAACCCCTTGCTATCGGTCAAACAAGAGTATCACTTCCTGAAAATGCCCTTCAAGATTTTTCAGCATCCAGTCAGACTTCTTCAGAAGTGCCTCAGCAGATAAACACAGCGTATCTAAACAGTACTTTTGGCCTAAGCTTTCCTCCTCTTCCTTCTTCTTTGGAGAAGAAACTTTATTCTGGGATGCAAATAGTTCAGGATGCCGGCAAGAGAGAAGAAATAGTAGCAACAAAAGACATAACAATCTCTCTTTCTACGGAAGAGCTAAACCAGTTCTATAACGTTCCTTCTCTTGTTGAGACCGCAAGTTCTCCTCAGCGTTCTTCTTCGCCCCCGTACGTCGAAATAGATCCCTCTAATCTATTGCAAAAAATTAATAGAGAGTTGACAGACATAACTGAGCCCGTGACAGAAGAAAATTTGTCCTCCTTATCTTCTCCAACTGTACCCTCTGTTATTGAGGCTTACACAACCAATACTCTCAAAAAAAGAAGTAGATCACTTTATGGTGGAATAGTCAAGTATTATTTGGACGACGTTGCAAGAAGACCTGATGAAGACTCGATTAAAAACTACTCTACAAGCAGCGTCATTAGACAATTGACAGATTTTGAGTTCACTACCACATTGAAGATCAATAAAACACTGAAAAGTGAAGCACTTGAAGTAGTGTACCAACTCTATCGAATACAGTCAAATGTTCCCGAAGAGACAATAGTCAAACCTCTAGACTTAAAAAGACACACAGAGGCGTTCGAGAGCATACAAAATCCACCTATTGTTTCTTACACAAGTGTTCTTAGTGGTTTCATTAGGAGCGGATTCATCACCATAGTCGACAAAGAACAGAGAGGGAAAGTAGCTAGTTTCAAGGTCTACTCAAAAGACATTACACCGAGTGGAGAGACCACTTCTTACGTTTTGATAGACGAAATAGCCAACAATGATCAGATATTGTCCGCAGGAATAAGTCCTAATTCCAATCTGTCGGTCATAAGAGTCGTTCCTGTTGCTTCCAATGGAGAAGAGTCCAATGTTTTCACAAACATAATGATTGGGCCTGGTCATTCTTCTACAGGAAATCTCTCTATAGTCTGTAAGCCGATCCCCTCCGACGCACCCCGAGTAGAAGTTACCGTCTACAACATTCCTAAAGAAGCCCAGCGTCTAACTTTGTTTAGGAGGGTGGTCAGTGAAGGTTCTCTTGGGAACGATTTTTCGGCGGATGCATCATTAGATCTCGGTGCCGACAATAACAATACCGGTAATTTTACTTCAAAGATTACTGATCCGAATCCTGCTCAGTACACCGAGTATTTCGTTCAAGTCGACCTTCCCTATTCAGAGAAGTTAAATTCTGAAGTAGTTCTGACACAAAATACTCGTGTGTCACAGCAAACTTCAGGTGTAGACGTACGTCTTACTGAACTTAAAAAAATCTCCGAAGGAAACGACTATAAAGTTTCGTTCAAGTTAGAAACTGTTGTTCTACCAAACGAGAACGCTAGAGTAGTAGAATTATTAAGGAGCAGACCTGAACTGAAAGAAATTTACGATAGTCTACAGAGCCCTGCGAATCAATCGAGCTCCGGCGCCGCCACGCCTTCATATGAAAAGCCGATTTACGCCAATCTCTACGTTCATGAAGTAGTAAGAACAGACCTCAACACGGGTGAAAGATCTGTTTTTGACATAATAAGCGATGGAACTTTTATTGATGACCGTAATACTAGGTCAAAGAAGAACATAAACGATATAAACCCGCAGCATGCCTATGCATATCAAGTCTTTACTTACGAAAAAGATCCCATAACTCTTTTGCGGAGGTACGTCCTGTCAGTCAAAGATTCCGAGTCAAAGACCTACTACTATGTTCCCTACAAATGGAACAATCCAAGCATCAACGGATACAGAACGATGCCTGCAACGGACAGTGAAGATCTTCCAATCTTGTCTGAATACTCTAATTTTACAGCCAAACCACTCGGAGAGAAGAACTTAGTGACAATTCAAGGGTCTGGTGAATTCGCGTCTGTCACTCGTGTGATTGCGACAAGAATAGACAGAAACACGAACAGAATAGATTGGGATTTTGACATATCAAACTACAGCAGTGTTTATGACTCTTTCGTAGTGATGAAGGTCGTCAATGGTTATAGAAGCTTCGTTGGAAGGACAAAAAATAACTACATTTATCATGAATTGTCTTCAAGAGACTTAGGAAGCATTTACTACACAGTAGTACCAATAACTTCAGAGTTTGACATAGACACACCTGCACACTCGGAACCAATCGTCCTCCGACCAGATGGAATATTGATGCCCCAGGTAACGCAAGGAGTCATTGAAATTCCTGTTGTTTTCTCAGACCCTCTACTTCCCAGACCAGACGGAGTATTTTTAGGAAATAGATAGACGTTAAAGACTCCAGACTCACAGTCGTCTAATCGACTTACACTTGCAATAGTCTCAAGGTAAAAATGCCAACAAAAAATGACCCAAAAGATTTTTTCAAGAGCTCTAGCTCTTCTAGAGTAGTTGCAGGGACTTCTTTGAAGTCTGTAGTACCTAATGGAGATTTGCACGGCAGTCCCATAATTGCCCCCATAAACCAGACTCTCGACTTGATTGCAAGAGTTCCTCTTGAGATAAAGCCGATTTTGCCTACACCTTTTCAGCAACAAGACCTCACGGTGCAGAGACTTCCCGTATCGCCTCCACCTGGAAGCGGTCAACCACAGGTTGCTAATCAAGGTGATCCTATAGTCCCGCTTAGCTCCCCAGACAGTGACTACTTCTACTTGACCGGTCTCAAAGAGGGGCAGCCTACAATAGTATTGACCTCTGAATTCATACCAGTCTATCAGGAATCATCTAATAATTCCACAACTTTTGCCCTTTCATCACAAGGAAGGTCGCTGCAGACAAAAGAAGAAGCAAAACTTATGACTGCAGCGACTGCAATAACTGCTCTCTCCCAGAGTCTACCCGTCTTGCAACTAGTTCGAGAGAGCAAGTCAGTTCTTAATTCTTTTTTGCGGTCTTTGAGTCCATCTGGAGAATCTTCTACAAATATAGAAAAATTCACTAAAGACTTTTACGGTCTTGAATACGACATCTTACCGTCTTCTTTTGAACACTCAGTCGCATTCCCCAATGACTTCTTTTCATTCTTGAGTGTTCATGGTCATTCCACGCAAAAAGTACAGAAGTACTCTGAGAGCAAGCTGTGGCTTCAGACACTAGTCGAGGCGAAGAGAAGTCTACTGTCTTATTCACCTTCTGTGAGAGAATATTCTCGAAGAACAAATCTCAGTGAAGACAATAGTCCTGTTCAAATTTCTAAGAATAGTGCCGACCAACCAAGAGTGTACTTAAATCCTTACACGACTGACATTTCTTTCGTCACAGACGTAGAGACTCTTAAAAAAGCGTCCGATCTTTATCCACTTATGGAAACGTCCATCTCTGATGCGGACAAGAAACAGTACTCAAGACATTCCAAAGTAGAGAACATACAACAGGACGATTTCAATGCAAATTATTCTATGGGCGATGATCAATTAAACTGTCTCTTTTCGGTCGTCAATGTAATGAAGGAAATAAGGTACTCCCTGTACTTTTCTAAACCTCAAGCGACAGTCGACAATAGAAACATTCTTGGATATGAAAGTCCTGACGACGGTAGAAACTATAAGTTCTGGGACGCCATCTTTGGAAACATACCCGACAGAATTACCGACAAGATAGTTCCCTATAGAGCGTCGGCACTCTTCGAGACATCTGCGCTGTGTTCTTTGAGTCAATACTATTATCCTGACTCATTGGTTAAGGGCACAAAAGTTTTAACTTTCGAGTCATCACCTCCTGCTGACACGGTCTCTGGATTCCGATATTTCTTCGAGAAAAACATAGAACAGACTATCGATAACGGACTCACGACGCCTCCTACAGACGAGTACTTGACGCTTCTCGCTTCTTACTGCGTCAACTATAGAAATGTGCTAGGACTTGCAAGCAGCGCAATAAATGACTCATCATTTATCGCCGAGTCACACAGAAATTTCAGCGCCATCGATGAAATGTGCGCCGAGGGGACAGCTCCCGGTAGTGTCTACCTCAAGCTAAAAGATCTCATAGGTAAACCTCAATTCTCCTCACAAGGTTCGGTACAAAGGTTTCAGTCGATTCTCTGCAAGTTGGCCTTGAGTGGAGATAATAGAGTAAAGACCTTGAAGACCAACTTGTTCCTGTGGTTCATGTCACAGATAATAGAGGCCGACAATCGACCCGGGTCTCTTAGGACTTCCATAGACTTCTACGAGAGCAAGATAGTGGAGAACGTCTACTCCATTTTTCAAAAGTACACTAAAGAGAGACTAGAAGAGGACAGAAACAAGGGCGCAATCATCAACGTACAAACATACAGCTCATCGATCGCGCGAGGCACATACGCAGGGACTGTCCGATTGATGCTAACAGGTTACTTTTTCCCCGTGATCAAGCGTCTTCTAACTGCAGTCTACAAAGATCCGTCGATATACAAGATCGTAGCCGGCAAGAAGGTGACTGCATATTCAGGATTGAGCGTCGGTAATTTCTTGTATTCTTATTTCGACATGCTCTTGAGAGTAGTATCGATGCAGACACCAGAGACATTTAAGTGCTTCTTTGAGGTGGACATCCATAACAATTCAATGAACAATCCTTTCTCGCAACCAGCAGACGAAGGTAAAATTCTAGGGATATCTGTCACGCCTCCCACTGAAGAACAAAAGCTCGAATATTTCAACTTGACTTATCCGGGCACCGGTCCCATAAGGCCTTATTTGGAGAAAATCTCATACGTCTACAACAAGTCCTTCGAAGACGCGGGAGAGAAGATCGAATACGTGACGCTCTTGACTCAATTCATAAACAGAATAGACACTCAGGTGTCTAATGCAAAGAGATTCCTGAAAGATGGACGTCTCTATGGCTACCTTCAGACTTTTGAAAGCATCTTTGTGAAAGAAGTCGACGCAGTTTGGGTGAAATCAGACTCCAACAGAGTCAAGAAGACACTCATGAAGATGTCACTACACAAGAACCAACTAAAACTTTTAAATCATGCTCACGGTGAACTAAGAGACAGAATCTTACAAGAAGAGACCAACACCAACAGCCTCAAGTCTTTGGATCCTACTCTAGAAGGTCTTCTTCCCAAAGAAAATTTCACAGACTTGCTTCCCATAGATGATTTAGGAATGGTTTCTTTCAAGCTTTTATCCTCCTTCTATAAGAGATCGGAGTTTAGTCCCAACAAAGGAAACAACAAGAGGATCATTTCGGTCGGAATTCCTGACGGTCTACTCGAAAAATTACAGTCGAGTCAATCCAGAAAAAACAAAGTCATGTCGAACCACGTAAGACTTAAAGTCTGGAAATTGGACAGGCTTTATCCAGACGTACTCTTTAGACCGATAGAGTACGTTTTTGACATGAACAGATTTCCAACGAGATCACTGAGAAATTGGGAATTAAATTCGAGAGATTCTCAAGGAAGAGAAATTACATCTATACCGACAAAATACTACAGCTCGACACAGAATCGCTTCTATGTCCACAAAAATGTTAACGAAGCAGAACAACTTAGTGGTCTAGTACCAACAGACGTACAAGAATTTTCTGACTTCATCACAGACCCGCAAGCCAGGAGACAGTTCATCTCTACGGTTTACAACAATCACGTCAAAAGCTTTCTTTGCGAGGAGTACTTGAAGTGGTACACCGATGTTTCTTTTAATGAGACAGACTTCTACAATTACAACAAATTGAATGACACTGATCTCACAACATCGTATCAGAGATTGATTGAAGCACTTCGTCGAGGCAGCACACAATTCGGTAACCTGAACGTTGCCGAATTTATCGATCCACTCAACGGCGATGTTGTTAGTGTTCCCATACAAAGACCGCAGCCGGCGACAGCGGCAATACCACAGACGAATACTCAGACTACGGTACAGCTTTCAGACACTACAGTTTCCTACTTGAGGTCCCAGAGTTACTTAACAAGCGCCTTTAGGCAGCAGAAGAAAGTCCTGTATCCTAAGAAATTCGATAGAGTCTTTCATGTCTTAGTAGACCCAGACGATTTTGTCGTAGAAAGTTCTGTCTTGACACCCAGAAGAAAAGAAGAACTGATAAAAGGACCTTTCATGATGACAAATTCTGGAATAATCGTTAGAGAAGACACCCGTCCTGGTGAAGTTTCTTTTCAAGAGTTTTTTGTCTCTATCGAGCCCTACGAGGGCGCCCGCGGCTAAGCACTAGTTACGTCAATTAAGGTAAAACTATGTCTTCAACAAGCTTAAGACTTTCAGATCCTTCAGAATCAATAGATGATGTTGATATACCCGAGGTTACTGGTCAAACTTCAAGTTTTGTGTACAATTACTACTTGAAAGACGAGAGAGTATCAGATAACTCGTACGGTTCACTGGGTCCTTCCGCCGGGTTGGATAAAATAGCGAGATACGTCACCGTGTCTTGGAGGAAGCCACCACTGTCTTTCAATGGCTATCAAGAAAGGACTTTGAGTAGTGGAAAAACTTTTGGAATAGTCTCTATTGAAGAAGCAGACTCCAAGGGCCTCATAATGTCTGAGGACAACTACTTCAATTTAGGATACCTAAATCACACATTTTCTAACGTGTCTGCGATAGAGCAGGGAGCATCTGACTTAGAAAATTTCACAAGAATGTCGAGTTTTGATGCAGAGAGTATGCTGAAGATGGCAAACTTTCAAGTGAGAAGGATTGCGTCCCAAACTAGTAATTCTTCAGTTGAATCGAAAGCTCAGAGCCTAGTATCCATATCTGATTCTTATAAGACACTTTCCGATTTTCCAAGAACAGCTTTGGGGCTCAGGGTATACAATTCGGAGGGAAAGCTTTCCGATAATGATGATCTTCTTCGATCGATCATCGAATCTCTAACTTTGAACATAAAGCTCAACAACTCAGTGATATCAGATATTTTTTCGGAGTCTGTTCAAAAAAGTCAAGAAGATCTTCAGACGATGAGTGTGTCGTACGAGAATTCAGTTCAAGGGATAACTGCTGGGTCTACCCCTGGAAATCCACTTCGCCCGGTCTTTATAGATTCACCTGGCGGAGAAGATTTCGGCAATTCTGTTGAAATAATTGGTTACACAGTCGACAAATACTTCTACGACAACGGATCGTTCAAAAAAATTAATCGTTTTTATCTAGAGGGAGCTGACAATACTGTCGTTAATGACACAGCAGTTTCCTACGGAAAGAACTATGTCTATGTCATAAAAACAATCGCATCTCTTAAGATGTTTCTTTACGAGTCTAATACAAGTTCTGTAAAAAAAGCCTTAGTGTACGTAAGTTCAAGAGGTTCTGCCACTAAAATACAGACCATAGAGAATGTCCCACCACCAGAACCATCCGACATAAGATTCTATTTCGACTACAAGAAGAGAAGCTTGTCTGTCACTTGGAAATCTCCTGTCAACCCACAGAGGGACATAAAGCAGTTCCAGGTGTTCAGAAGAGCAAGCATAAAACATCCTTTTGAACTGATTGCTCAGTATGGTTTTGACGATACTATACCCGGTCCCGGCGGCCAGAGGTTCAAGACTTCCGAGGTAGTGGATGCAAACAATCTGCAACAGATGAAGCCTGAACTTCGCTATCTGGTCAAGAATAGCGAAGTCATAGTTAACGAACACGTAGACTTAGATTTCGTGGTGGACCCAGAGTTTTACACGTCTTCTGAGTACATCTACGCTATCTGCAGCGTCGACGCACACGGAATGATTTCTAACTATTCCACCCAGTACAGAGTTACTTTTGATAGCTACAAAAACAAACTTGTGGTGTCGACAGTTTGTGCTTCAGGGTGCCCCAAGCAGTACCCCAACTTAAAGTTGAACGTCGACACTTTTAAGGATGTAATCAGCGTTTCGGGAGACAACTCGAGGAGTTTGTCTGTTTACTTTACACCCGAATATTTAAAATTAACTGACAGCAGAAGAAATGCAACACTCAAGGTAGTTGAAGCAAAGACTCCTATTGACAGAAATCCTTACTACGTCTTGCAGATGATAAATCTCGACAATCAAAAAATGCAGTTAGTAAAAATAAACATAGAAGACTCTAGCGGTCTTACGACTTTGTAGAGAGTCACAAAAAAAAAGACGTTATACTTACAGTGGAGCAGGAGCAGAACGAAGAAACATGGGTTACCTCGATCATTCTACAAATAACATAATTCTCGATGCCGTTTTGACTGACTATGGTAGAAGTCAACTTGCTCTCGGTGGATCAAATTTCGAAATAGCAAAATTTGCTTTCGGCGACGATGAAGTCGATTATACTATCATAAAGAAATATGGAAGAACAGTCGGGAAAGAGAAGATAGAGAAAAACACACCTATTTTCGAAGCTTTGACCAATGAGAACATAGCTCTTAAGTTTCCTCTCATTGGAATTAGTAACAATGCAACTCTAAGAACTGTCAGGCTCCCCGTCATGAGCGCAACTGTAACACCGATTGTTCTAGGACAAGCAACTTCAAATTCAGGAAACGCTACAAGCATTACTACGGCACCTGTCAACATAACTGTAAGATACAAAGGAAACACGGCCGACCCAGCAACTTTGCAGACAGATTTTGCAAGTACATTAACAAAGTTTGACATAACTGTCTCTGGAAGATTTTTATCAGTTGGAAACAACGGTGGAGGCGCAGTGCCTCTTGTGTCTTCTTCTCCTACCGATGCAAACAGGACAGAGAGATACAAATTAAGTTCTACATCTTCGTCCACTGTCACTTTTAGCTTGACATCAAAGACCATCGATGCCACTACTCTCCAGATATATGGACAGAGAATAAGCTCGACACAACGTCGGATAACTACGTACGTAAAAGTAACCAATGAGTTGGGAACTACTCTTGAGATCCCAGTAACTTACACCGCTCTAGGATGATTTAAGGATAATCAGAAATGGCAACTACATACAAAGATCTTTCGGGAGGCAACGGATACAAGAAGACGACTCGTTCCTTTCTAAATCAGCTGATCGACGTCATAGCAGGAGATGTAAGCGGATCCACAACGAGAAGAAAATATCAAGTTTTCGTCACAGGTGGCATAGGTCCTGGAGTTACGTCTTCTCTCTTTCAGACAGTCTACGACCAAGATTTCACTCTTCAAACTTCCAACCCCGTATTCGATGTAACTTTTGGTCTTGCGCCACCGACGTCAAATCCATCAGGATATGCTGACAATGCTAAGTCTGGTGTCGACGACAACGGGAAGTATCTGTATCCGAGCAACTCTCTCATGATGAGAGAGAAAACAGACATATACGGACAGTTTGCACAGACTCTCTTAGGCAATAGAAACGGGGTATTTTCTCTACCTCAAGACGTGACCTCAGCAGGAGTCAACACAGACAGGGTCGACGCTGCTCTGTTCATTGCTTTCAAGAGGCTCTTCGCAAGAGACCAGATAAAGAGAGAGACTTTTGCAATGAAATTCTTTCAGTCTGCTTCTTTCCCGACGAAGTCAGGCGGAAGTGACATGCCTCCCGACCTCACCAGCAACGGCGTCACAAACTTGTACTCAGGGTCCAGGCAAGGACAAGCAATTTTCACTGACATAGGTTCTGCCGAAGCAAGATACTTCTCGCCAGGAGGTCAGTACGGATATCTCGTCAACGCTTCTAACACATCCAAGGCAGTCGGACTCTTGTACTACGACTCCGGAATCGTCGTCCTCGACGTCGAAAAATGCATATCTGGTTCTCAGTTCGCATCTGGGTCCATAAAAGCCATGACTCCAACTGGAGTAATGATGCTCGGCGGCGACGGAACTGCTGGAGCTTTGACAGCAAAATTCATTCCTGATCTCATAGTGTCAGGGTGCATAGACGACATCGTGGACCACTTCTGTTACTCAAGAATGGGCATGGAAGAAGAGACTTCTATCACATTCCAAAATGTGACAAACATAAACTCTTCTCTCATATTCTGTAGAGCAACGGCAGATGAGTTCAACTTCTCTTCAAATCCTACTTACATTGATTCTTCTCAGACAGGAACCAATGAAGGAAGACTCTCAATATACGACCCAGCTCTCGATGATAACAATCAAGAGTCCTTCACGTATATTACTACGATCGGATTGTATGACAACAGCTCATCAGATGCACCAGGTCTTTTGGCAGTCGCTAAATTGAGCAGACCCGTCGAAAAGAATCCTGGAAGAGATTTGACTTTTAGAGTTAGACTCGACTTCTAATGGACTAAGATGATAAAATGTCTGTCATCAAGGTCACAAGTAATGACGTAGAGTACTTCACAGTAGTAACGACACCTAATCGTCACTATCTGTCAAGTTCTGTGTCAGGAGTAACCGGCTCAGTAAAAGTCTTTCCGAGACTCTCTAAAACAGAGAAGGACACTTCTGTAGAGTTTAGTGATCTGAGAGTAAACGACACTAATTTCGAAGACACAGCAGAAAAAATCAAGAGAGCGTCTAGAGGAACTCGTCTGGCGAAAGGGTCCATCTTGGGACTAATTTCTGGGTCAGCGAGTTCATATTTTTCTCTCGTAGAGAAGTACTCTCCTCGAAAGAAAGTAGTTCTCGACGTCGAGAGGTTTACACCCTCGACTCGTTTTACGGCCTACACACTGATAAAAAACAACATCAAGAACGTCTTGATGCCATACTACAAGGTCAGTTACCCACAGGCAAATTGGGCATACACCAACTACAACTCCTTGAATTTCTTCACGTCTTTCAATGGATCTACTCAATTAGTTCCTACTTCTTCTGTTCTACTCTATCCCAACTCTATCGACCCAGACCTACCAGAACACACAGGTTACATCTCCGGTTCTTACTGTCTTTCAGGAGCATTTAGTTTTGACTTCTACATGAATCCTCGTTACAAAGAGGACGGAATAGATGCCAGTCACTTTAAGGACGGAACCATATTTCACTTGTCTTCGAGCTACGCTCTATCGCTAATCACGGGATCAAGGAAAGACATCAATGGTTATCCTGAAGGATTTAGGCTGAAACTACAGCTAAGTCACAGTGCAGATTACGCTCCTTCAAAAGCAGTTCCGGGATCATATCCTTATGATCTTGTGTTCATCTCAAACGACAATGTTTTGACGAGAAATAATTGGCATCGTGTGACAGTCCGATGGGGAACAGACATCTACAATAACGGCACTGGTTCCTTCCTTGTCGACGGAACTACATGTGGCAACTTTGTCATTCCTTCCGGAACGATAATGCCCAAGAGCTTCTTGGGAAAGAACAATCCCGACGTCTTGTGTGTTGGAAATTTCTATGAAGGAAAAAATCAAGGAACCGACGCACAAAACTTATTTTTTGCAGTAAGACCCTCCAGGAGAGAAGGACTAGACAGACTCACTTCAGACACAACATACGATCAGCCGGTTTCTGCTTCTTTTAATCATCCTCTCAAAGCTGAAGTACATGACCTCACGATTAAGAGATATTTTCTGTCCGACTATGAGATGTCTGTCACGGGATCACGAGGCATAGGTCTAGACGCCCTCAGTAAGAAGAACGTCGCTTTTTACGTTCCACCTTTCTTTGTCGAAAACACACAGGTTAGAAGATTCGTTGGAGACTACGGAGGAATTCTGCAGACTCCGTTCTTCGAGATAGACGGAACGACGGACGATCCATTCAATGTTGCGATGGCATTCGGTGTCAATGGACACTACATCAATCTTGAGAATTTCACCAAAGACTTTGCGACAGGACGTTTTCCACGCTTGTTGCACTTGTCGGCCTCTGCGATAGACCACACAACACAGGCAAGAGCTGCAAACGATTTCTTGTACGATAATGGTGCAGTCGCTAAGAGAAACTTGACGATATTGCCTTGCGACGACGGCAACTTCACTCCCAATTACGAGTTACTCACCAGAGAGACTCTCACGAACAGATTCACTGACGGCCTCGCTTACGATTACAGTTACGTCAATCTGGATCACTTGGTGTCCGAGTCTTCTATAAGAAACGGAGGATTGCCCACAACTGTCAGTTCTACGGGGGAAGACGACAACGACACTTACATAGAACAGCTGTACGGTCCGACCGACTCCGTCCCAGGACTACCACCGGGAACTGCATATTTGAACTACATGTCAGCAGTCACTTCTTCTCTCGCTGGAGCCACTGAGGACAGTACATTCGACAGGGGTGTGCAGAGAGGAGCACCACTTGCCATCTACTACCGCACTGGAGACCCTTCTTCAAACCAGATCACCATCTTCAACATCAGCAACTTGTACTACGGCAGGAGGATATTGCCTGGTTCTTTTGAGATAAAAGATTCTTCTCTTTCTGGTTCCAATGGATCTGTGAGAATAACACTCAGAGACGACAGTCAAGGAAACTTGTATAGAGCCGACGCCAACACACCTCACGACACGAAAAACTCAGTGGGAAATATCTTTTACGACGAGGGAATAGTCCTGATAAAGAGTCCTCACCTGTATTTCTTTGGAAAGAATCAGTACGAGATGACGTTCAAGGGAGTCAAGAACGTGTATACGTCGAAGTACGAGATCCTCGCAGGACCAGGCCTATTGAATTCTTCTTCCAATCCTAGCTACATAGAAAATGCCTCGAATTTAAGAGCTTCGGGAGACCCTACCGATCTAGACACTTTCGTCTACATCTCCGGTCTCAACTTCCACGACGAGAACATGAATGTGGTGGCAAAAGCTCGGTTGGCACAGCCCATCATAAAGCGTGAAGGCGACAAGATTTTGTTTAAGGTTGCGTTTGACTGGTAGGTTTAGCCCGTTTCTACATACTTATATGCATGTTCGTAGAAATCAAAATTCTTCCCAGGAAGAATGCAGGCACAACAAAGAATTCCGGCAATCCACCACGAGCTCTCGTCCTAAAATGCGATGGTTGCGGATCTCTTTTTGAGAAGAAGTGGCTCAAGGAAACTTTTGAGGCCAATCACCACTATTGCAAAATCCAGTGCCATTATGCAAACAGAGGTGGAATTGGCGGCTATGGTGCTGAAATCCTCGAGACATCCTGTCTCATTTGCGACAAACTCATTAAGGTGAGAAAAGTAGGCAATGAGAGGAAGTGGGGCAAGACGTGTTCGAGGAAATGCTACGGAGTCTTTAGGTCAAACAACTCTAACCTATACGAGAGCAACACTTCCATGATGCACACGGAAGAATCTTGGAAGAAGATAAGAGAAAGTGTTCAGGAGAGAATGGCGCAGCCTGATTGGGTTCCTGGTTTCAAGGGCAAGCATCACAGCGAAGAATCAAAAGAGAAACTGAGAGAAGCTAAGAGGATAAACCCACCTGTCGGCGAGAAGAACGGCATGTTTGGAAAGAAACACTCGGACGAAACCAGGAATAGAATGTCCGAATTAAGAACTTTAAAGATGATTGACGGTTCCGTCAAGCCTTATGGTAACAACAATCACTTGAACGGCCACTACATTTCAGAAAAGACCGGTCTGACTCATAGATACCGATCATCGTGGGAGTTGGCAACAATGAGATCCTTAGACTCAGACCATGAAGTTACTTCATGGAGCTATGAGAGCATTAGAATACCATACTATTATCAAAGACACAAGCGGTGGTACGTACCAGACTTCTTTGTCGAGTTCTCAGATGGTAGAAAAGAAATCTGGGAGATCAAACCAAAGCAGTTTATCGATTCAGAAGCAAATAAACTCAAGTCCGAAGCAGCCTTGAGATTCTGCCCAGAGAATGGAATAGCCAACTATCTTGTCTTGACAAGGGACGAACTCGTGACACGAGGAATACTTTAAACATGGCTACCACCAAGAAGAAGCGAAAGAAGAGGAGGGGACACTACATCCGTGGAACCTACACCTCTCCGATCGCCGGTGAGTGCCGCTTCCGTTCGGGCTGGGAGCATCGCCTTATGATCCACCTCGATGCGAGTCCCGATGTGGAGTTTTGGTCCTACGAGAAGACAGTGATCGAGTACGTGTCCAACGTGAAGACCAAGAAGATTCGCAAGTACTACCCAGACTTCCTCGTGAGGTACAAGGACGGTCGGACCGAACTCATCGAGGTTAAACCTAAGAGGAAATTAGAGCAGGCCGTGATCAAGAAGAAGATGGCCGCCGCCCTCCTGTGGTGTGCTGAACACGGGATGACATATAGAATAGTCACCGAAATACAGTTAAAGGAACTAGGTTTACTATAGAATGATTTTTTATCTTCAGTTTTCGAACAAATGACGGAGAAAAATTATCCCTCGGGGTCAGTTTATCCAAATATTTGGTTTCAGGGTGGCGGTTATGCCTGCATCTGGTCATTCGGCGTCGCGCAGGCAATAAAAGAGTCAAAATTTAATTTCAGTAACGTTGGTGGGTATTCTGCCGGAGCTTTGGTCGCAACTTTTCTCTGCAACCCCCACACAAGTGTAGAAAATTGTCTTGATTCTTGTTTTGATGGTCCTTACGGTCCAAAGAAAAGCATTTTTGCGCCCATAGGTCGACACCAAAGAAACATGACATACATGGCAGAAGCCTGTGCAGGTCATCCCCACGACTGGAATTGTAATTTTTACAATCAAAAACTGTGGATAACGATCAGGGGCTTGATGTCTTTCACAGGATCGTGGAGATCTCGATATAGAAACTATGATGATTTAGTAGATGTCGTAGTTTCTTCAGGATGCATACCTGGCATGTCCGGCGAGCTTTCAAATTGTTACTATCAAGACAATAGTGAAAAAAGAGGACCCACCATTGACGGAGGTTTATTTTCATCAACACCACCAGAATTCTGGAAAGGAGATACTATCATTGTATCTCCCTGGGGAAGCGGAGACATAAACATGAATCCGTCAGCTCGATTTTTAGATATCATAATACCAAGAATTGATAGACTTTGGATGTATTATCAACTTGGAGTAACGCAGGGGAGAAAATTTTTCTCGTCTTGAAATAAAATATTATGTCAAACCTCATTCTAGGCCTCGATGTGTCCACCTCCGTCACGGGAGTGTGCGTTGTGGATCCTGAATTGGAACCTGTTAACGGTGCCAACATCGCGTATCTCGATCGGATTGAATTCAAGAAGTGTGTGACTCTCTGGGACAAAGCAGATCGGATAAAGACTGAACTGCTCCTCCTCAAGGCTAGATTCCCATCTGTTACAATCTTCGCCCTCGAGGAGCCCCTTCTTGGATTTTCTAAGGGCATGAGTTCTGCGGCAACCATCACCACGTTGATGCGATTCAACGGCATCGTCTCATACATCGGACGAGAAGTGTTCGGTCTCGAACCCACATACATACCTGCAGCATCGGCTCGAAAGCTGTGCGGAGTGAAGTTGCAAAAGACCTCGGTGGCCGGCATGCCCCACAAGGAGCAGGTCTTCAAGCACATGTGTGCCAACGATCTCTCGCACGTACAGTGGCCTCTCACTCCGAAGTCGGGTGCCATCGTGGGCTGGTCGCGAGATGCAACGGATGCCTATGTGATCGCCCGTGCTGCAGGGATAATTCAAAAATAGATTTTTGCCAGTCAGATATAATTACAAACATGAAGCTAACAGTCGATCAACTTCGTCAAATCATCAGAGAAGAAGTTCAGAAAGTTGTTTTAGAATCGCCTGAGACAGAACCACTTAATGAGGCCACTCGTGAACCTTCAAACCTCATAAAAGATTTGAAGAGACTTCCCACGGGAGGAAGAATAGAAAGTGTTAATCTCTTTGACTTTGGAAAAGATGGAATCAAAGCCGACATTGAAAAGAGGCGCGTAGGTCGTAGTTTTATTTACGCCCTCATCAAGCTGGACAAAAGAGGAAATCCAAGATTAGAAGAAGTTTTTGACACAGCAGATAAGCTCGCTTATTCCATCGGCGATTTCTCTTATTTTTGATCGACCAACAAGTTTTGAACTGTTGAACTCGGCTATGGTACTTTTGTATCATGGCCGTTTTTAGCATCAGCGACAAACTTGCATTTTTCGAGTCTGTCTTCGGCAAAGGAAGGCTTTCGTCGAACGGCGTCAACTTCGACGTTCGGTGTCCAATATGCAATCCTTCGGACGTCACGAAGAAGAAGTTGTCCATTCGTACTGACAACGATGCCAACCATTGTTGGGTCTGTGGTTGGAAGTCACGATCTGTCGCTCCTTTAATCAAGAAATACGGCACCGAGTCACAGTTATCGAGATATCGTGAATTATTTGGTGGGCCGGATGGGGGTGGAGAACTGGTCACTGGCGAGAAGGCCGAGGAGCAACGTCTCGAACTACCTAAGGACTTCTGCCTCCTGCCCCTCGCTAATCAGAACGATCCTGACGTGAAGGCGATGTGGCGATATCTCTTCGGCCGCGGTCTCACTGAAAGGGATGCGTGGTACTTCAAGTTTGGTATCTCCAACGAACCTCGGTGGAAGCGACGAGTGATCATGCCATCCTTCAACTTCAAGGGTGAACTCAACTACTTCACGGCCCGTGCGATCGACAAGGACAGAAAGCCCAAGTACGACAACCCAGAGGTGGACAAGAACCCCATCATCTTCAACGAAATCAACATCGACTGGACGAAGCGACTGGCGCTGGTGGAGGGCCCATTCGACCTCGTCAAGTGTCCGGACAATACCACAGCACTCCTTGGGTCCGATTTGGATGAGAGGCACGAACTCTTCAATAGAATCCTACTCAATAACACACCAGTGGCCCTTGCCCTCGACGGAGACATGTGGGACAGAAAGACTCCGAAGATTGCGAAGAAACTCCAGGAGTATGATGTTGACGTTCAGATCGTAGATGTCCGCCCGTGGGGCGATCCTGGCTCAATGTCCCGCGCAGAGTTTGAAATCGCCTTGAAAGAAGCACGCTACCTCGACTGGAATGACAACTTCTTCATCAAGCTTAACAGGGTTATTAGCACCTCGTCTTTGGGAATTTAATATTGATCACGCTGCTGATTATTGTGTATAATTAGCTCATATGGCACAGCATCAAACTATGATTGACTCTTTTGTGTGTCAAATGTGTTCAAAAGCCTTTAAAAGACTTGATCTTCATTTACGTACTCACGGTGTATCACCTTTAGAATACACTGAATTATTTCCTTTAGATGATTTTTCTAAAGTTGTAAACGTCAAGAAAGAAAAAATTAATAACCCACCAAGCAAAATACACGGAAATACAGGAAGAATTGCTTGGAATAGAGGAAGAAAATCTACTGAGGAAGAGAAAAGAAAGATCAGAGAGTCTCACTGGGCAAGAAAACCCCCAGAAGAAACTCTTGAAATTCGTAAAAAAATGTCAATCAATGGTAGTAATACCATGAAGAAAATTAATGAAAATGGCAAGGCATTTCGAATGCCCAAAGGTTATCACACTGAAGAACACAAAGTAAGAATGAAAGAAATCATGGCAAATAGAATTTGTTCATGGAACGAAGAAATTAAGAAAAATCACTGGACGAGAAAATCTGCAGAAGAAGTTCAAGAAATAATCAATAAAATTCAACAAAATGGAACAAAAACCAATGCAAAAAGAGGTTGGTTTTTGTCTTCTAAGATGAATTGTGAATTTTATTTCATGTCATCTTACGAAGAAGAAAGAATGAAATATCTTGAGGAATGTTCATCAGTTTTATCTTTCACAAATCAGCACAAGATATGGATAGACTACGAATGGAATGGAAGTGTACATCGATACAATCCTGACCTTATGATTGTATTCAACGATGGTCGCATACGTCTTGAAGAAATTAAAGGTGCAATTCTTGAAAAAGATAAAATTAGAGTTGATGCAAAAGAGAAAGCTTGTTTGATATTCGTAGAAAAAATGGGTTGGGAATATAAAATGCTGTTTAGAAATGACCTGAGGACGATTTGATCATCGCGCACACTGCGGATGTGCACATCCGCGCCCTCTCTCGCCACGACGAGTATAGACAGGTTTTCAAGGCTTTCATTGAGGATTGCAGGTCGCAGAATGTAGACCACATCTTCATTGGTGGCGACATCTTCCATACAAAGGTGACCGGAATCTCACCGGAGTACATCGAACTCCTCACCTGGTGGTTGACAGAGATGACGAAGGTTGCACCCGTCCACATGGTCCTAGGCAACCATGACGGGAATCTCGTCAATTTGTCTCGTCAAGACGCTGTCACGCCAATCGTGGAAGCGATGGCGAACCCACGTGTCTTCCTCTACAAGAAGTCGGGAGTATATAATTTCGCACCAGGATACAACTGGTGTGTCTTCTCATGCTTCGATGAAGAAGGATGGAAGAACGTTTCTCCTGTCTCTGGGGACATCAACATCGCGACCTTCCACGGCCCTGTCAGAGGATCTGTGACCGAGACTGGATGGGACATCGACGAAGAGAACATTACTGCGGACTACTTCAAAGATTACGACTTCTGCATGCTCGGAGACATCCACAAGCAGCAGTTCCTCGGTTACAGGGATGGTAAGCCTTGGATAGGCTATCCTGGGACACCGATTCAACAGAATTATGCAGAAGAATTAAACCACGGTTACTATCTCTGGGAGATAAAGAATTCTTCTGATTGGGTTGTAGGTAATCGTCCTCTTCCTAATCCAAGGCCTTTCATTACCATTGATTGGGATGGTTCTCTTGAAAAGACGCTCAGACTGACTGAAAAGTGTCCTCAAGGAACGAGATTCAGAATCAGATCAAATGTTGCCATAACTCAGAATGACGTTCATCTTCTGTCGGAAACATTACGAACTGCTCTTAATGCAACTGAAGTCACGTACAAGATTGATGCTCAGCTGGACACCCAGTTCGTGAAAACGAGCACCGCGACTGTCACAAAAAACGATCTTCGATCTCCTGAAGTCATAACAAAATTCTTAAGAGATTATTACCAAGAACTTAACTTGTCAGATTCTGAACTGGATGGTCTTGCAGCAACTGCGAAATCATATCTTCAACAAGTTTCTAACGTAGACGATTTGTCACGTAATTCCAAGTGGTCGTTACGTCGAATGGAATGGAGCAATTTGTTCGCTTATGGAGAAGACAACGTCGTCAATTTTGACAAACTTAATGGTATTGTAGGCATTTTTGGCCCTAACAGAACGGGTAAGTCTTCTATCGTTGGTACGTTGATGTATTCGCTCTTCAACGCGACTGACAGGGGACCTGTCAAGAATATCAACATATGCAACGTCAGGAAGGACTATTGCTCTGCTCAGGCCATACTCGATCACAATGGAACGACGTATGTAATTGAAAGACAAACAACCAAATCAACGAGCAAGAAAGGTGCGGTGAGTGCTAGCACCTCTCTCAATCTCTTTAGAATGGCAAAAGGTTCGGATGAGATGGAAGACCTCTGCGGCGAGCAGAGAAGCGACACAGAGAAAACGATTAGGGCTCTCATTGGTAATGCAGATGATTTTTTAATCACCTCTCTGTCAGCTCAGGGTGAAACAAACGCATTCTTGTCGCAAGGTTCTACCAAGAGAAGAGCCATACTCACCAAGTTCTTGGACCTGGACATCTTCGATAGGATGCATGAACTGGCCGCAAAAGAAGTGACATCAGTAAAGTCACAGTTGAAAAATTTTCCTGATAGAAATTGGGATGAGCTTAAGCAGCAAAATGAATCTTCTTTGAGAGAATGTCAGGAAAAGATCGAATCTCTAACGAGCAGTATGACGGAAGATCAGATGTCTTTGACGCTACTTCGATCCGAACTGTCTCGTCATAATAGTTCTCCTGTAACGCAGGATGACGTTGATGCTCAGCGCAAGAGAGTCGCTGATCTTGAAACAAAATCTCAAACGTGCAAGAAGTCTATTGAGGATCTTGAGAATGAGATTTTATCATTGCAGACAAAATCCGATGCTTTACAGGTCATCGTCGACTCCATCGATGTGTCATCTCTTCGAGACAAGCAAGAAGCTCAGAGAAAGATACTTTCGGCCATCTCCGAGTTGAAGCACGTTCATGACAAGGAAAATGCCGTCCTAGCCCAGCAGAAAAAGTCTTTAACAATTTTAGATGAAGTTCCATGTGGAGATGAATATCCGTCATGTAAATTCATCAAGGACGCTCACCTCAACAAGAAAGAATTACCGCATCAGATCCGCAAGGTCTCAAAAGCTCTTAAGTTACTTGAAGATGCCGGTGAATCATTGGAGAAAGTCAAAGATGATTCCATTAAAGACAAATTGGAAAAACATGAGAAGGCAACCCAACTTCATTCAAAGATTCATTTAGAGATCTCCAAGAAAGAAATGGAGATAGTAAAGATGAAGTCGACATGTGACGCTTGTGAAACTTCCGTTGTAGACGCCAGAAAAAAGTTACAGACTTTAGAAGAATCGTTCTTAAACGAAGAGAACGAAGAAGTTGTCACAATTCGTTCCAAGATGACTGAATTGTCGAATGTAATCAAAGAGCACGATCATCAAAAACTTGAATGCGCGTCCCGCCTTGGGAAGCTACAATCTTTGATCGAAAAATTACAGGATGAAAAGAAGACTCGTGACTCTCTCCTTAGAAACGTAAGAATGTATGAACTTGTGGCGAATGCATTCTCAAAGAAAGGCATTCCGTTACTCGTCACGAAGACTCAACTTCCCCTCATCAACGCAGAGGTCGCCAAGATACTTCAAGGCATTGTGGATTTTACCATCGAGGTTGAATCTGACGAGGACACGGACTCCCTAGAGATATACATCAACTATGGAGATTCACGACGTATCATCGAACTGTGTTCTGGCATGGAGAAGACGATATCTGCGATTGCTCTTCGCGTCGCGATGATAAACATCTCTTCTCTGCCCAAACCCGATTTCTTCATCATAGATGAGGGATTTGGTACACTTGATAGTTCGGGAGTTGAAGCTTGCGGCAGATTTTTAACATCATTGAAGCGTCATTTCAAGACCGTTCTTGTCATCACTCACGTCGATGGCATAAAAGACAATGCAGATCACATTATTGAGATTGTCAAAACTGAGAAAGATTCAAGAGTAGAGTATCAGTGATGGAGTGGAAAACTTATACCAAGTCTCGTTTGATAGCGCAGCATCCTGCAGGTTTTTACATCATAAAACCTGAAAATTATGACCCTGGCGATCCCATATTTTGCCCTGTTTGTGACGTCATAATGAACAACTCTTTTGATGAAGAAGCATACATCAAATTTCAGTGCTGTGACCTGTGCGCTAGCAACTGGGCACGTCCAAATAAAGACAAATGGGCTCAAGGTTGGAGACCTACTTCGGAAGAAGTGGTGAATAAATACAAGGTCAATCATAATTAAAATCCGTAGGAGCCTCCACACATGCCCAAGAAACTCGACATAAACGCACTAGGCCAGGCGATAGACACGACCTGGGGAAGGTCGTCGACACCAAAGACCGCATCATACTCTGTTAAGTTTTCTTTCATGGGTGACAGTCGTCTTCTTGCTTCTTACAAAGTAATTGTCAATTTTGTTAGCGAAAAGCAGATGATCGAAATGAAGAGGAGCTGCCTCGAAGAATCCGAAGGCGTTATCGCAGAGCACGTTAAGTTTGTCAAAGAAACGTACAAGCAGCTAACAGGTGATACTCTTGCTTTGAAGGAAGAAAGCGCCACCGATTCTCTTGAGATTATTGGATTCAATGTTCACAATCCCAAGAGAACCGCGTATTATAGGCGTAAGGTGGTTTTTGAGATTGCATGAGTAAAGCTCCTCCAATGTCTCGGCAGGCACAAGTTGCCGAGATCTTAAAATGTGGTAAAGATCCATCGTACTTTATGAAGAAGTACTGCAAGATCCAGCACCAGTTGAGAGGTTTGATACCCTTCGACACGTATGATTTTCAGGATGATTGTGTAAGAGACTTCCAGAAACACCGCTTCAACATAGTACTCAAGTCTAGGCAGTTAGGACTCTCCACGGTCTCGGCTGCCTATGTCGTTTGGTATGCGATCTTTAAGAAGGACAAGAACATCCTCATCATCGCGACCAAACTCAATACGGCCATCAATTTCATCAAGAAGGTGAAGACGATGCTGGACGGTCTTCCACCTTGGTTGCTTCTCACCAAATTTGAGCCTACGAAGCAGTCCATCAGGTTTACGAATGGATCTACAATAACGGCTGTGCCGACGTCGCCAGACGCCGGACGTTCTGAAGCCTTAGCACTTCTCATTATAGACGAAGCAGCATTCATTAGAGACTTTGATGAGATTTGGACGTCTCTCTACCCGACCCTGTCTACCGGTGGTTCTGCAATTATCTTGTCCACTCCGAATGGTGTGGGTGGTCAGTACTACAAGCTGTGGACTGAGGCCGAGTCTGGTGCCAATGACTTCAATCCTATAAGACTTCCATGGGATGTGCACCCAGAGCATAACCAAGAGTGGTTCAGTAAGGAAACCAGAAATCTAACAAAGCGGCAGATTGCACAAGAGTTTCTTTGTGACTTCGTGTCTTCTGGTGACACATTCCTTCAACCAACAGAATTTGAAAAACTTAGGGGGCTGATCAAACCTCCTCAGCTAAAAGAAGGTCCTCAAAATGGAGTTTGGATCTGGAAGAACCCGGAGCAAGGTAAAAAGTACGTCATATCCGCCGACGTGTCTCGTGGAGATGCAGCCGATTTTTCAACATTCCATGCCATAGACTACGAAACTTGCGAGGTGTGTGTTGAGTTTATGGGCAAAATACCACCCGACAGATTCGCAGAACTTCTCTCCACATACGGACGTCGATACAATCAGGCCCTCATTTGTCCTGAACAAAATACTTTCGGCTATTTCACGTGTGTCAAACTTCGAGATGAAGGATATCCCAATCTATACTATCAACAGAATGTTGGAGACCTTTTCGGATACAAACCAGTAGATCCTGAAACAGTTCCTGGGTTTTCAACACAGACCAAAACTCGTACGCAGATACTCACCAAGCTTGAAGAATCGATTAGAAATTCACGGCTTAAATCGTACTCACAACGTCTTTACGATCAGTTACAGGCCTTTGTTTGGAACGGAGCAAAAGCTCAGGCTGCAAAAGATGCTCATGATGATCTTATCATGAGTTTAGCGATTGGAACTTGGTTGGCTGCCGGTGATGGCGGTACAGATGCTCAAGGGATGGCGATGGCGATGGCGATGCTTAAAGCAACATCTGTCGGCAATAGGAATGTCAACGATTTACCTGGCAAGATAAATGAAGTAAAGCCCGTGCCTAATCCTCACATTCAAGGTTTCACACCCGACAAAGTACACCAACCACGAAAGCCTGAAGACATAAAACATGCTGACGTTTCAGATTTTTCCTGGCTGTTCAGGTGAAATTTCATGTCGACGAACATAAATAAAACATTGGCATCATCGCGCAAGATTGCTTATATTGAGGTCTCATGGCAAAGATAACATTACAGACATTGAAAAAGATAATTCGTGAAGAGGTGACAATCCTTCGTGAAGGAGCCGACCACGACACAGCTTCCAAAGTAATGTCAGCTGCGACCAAGCTTCTTGGCGCCATCGAAGCGTTTAAAGAGAGTGCTAGTGAGAAGGCGAAGGCAGAAATGGGAACTAATCTTGATGGAGTCGAACAACTTCTCAACAGGATAGTGGCTTCTCCAATGCAATACGTCGATGCGACGAAGCCTCCTGCACAAAAAGTAACTCTGAAGCCTCAGAAGTAATTTTGTTGTATTGTAGAGAATCAAGGGCCGCTCCCAGAATGGAGCGGCGAGAGCAAAAATGGCCAAAAAAGAAGAACAAAACCTCTTTCAAAAACTTACAAAGTTATTTCGTAGTGGCCCTGTAGTCAAAAGAAAGATACGTGCGCTTGATACGACAGTTGCAGTCGCCGACAAGACGAAGTCTTCCGGCGCTTTGTTGTTTCAGAAGTCGATGGCACCAACGTACGCCACCATCACGGCGAATGCCTACAACCTGTCCGAGAGGTTGATGCGATACCAAGATTTCGCAGAGATGGAATATTGTCTCCATGGCGATACTAAGATCGCTGTGCCTGGTGGCTATAAAACGATCTCAGAATTAGCTGCCGAATGTGAAGGTCGACCCGATCACACATTCATTGTGTATGCATACGATCATAATCTTCAAAGAATAATTCCTGCTCTCGGCAAACAGGCCCGCCAGACTCGGATCGATGAGTCTTACAAGGTCACTTTTGACAACGGACAACACATCATCGGGACTCCCAACCACAGACTCATGAAACGTGATGGGACCTTCTGCAAGATCGAGGACCTCAAGGTAGGTGATGCCATGATGCCCTTCTACCGGAGGGACTTATTCAACGGTTGCAAAGAAGAGGGCGAAGGTTATCGATGGATTTACACGATGGACAAGCGTTCAAGCATGAATGGCTGGGTCGCCGAGCACCGAGTGATCGGAGAGATGCTGAAAGGATCTCCACTCGCTGAGGGTGAAGTTGTCCACCACAGGAACTTCGTGAAGAGCGACAATCATCCCGAGAACCTCGAGGTGATGACCGAAAAAGATCACTTAAATCTTCATGCAAAGATACTCAACGGTGCCAAATGGTCACAACAGAACTCGGGATGGATCGAACAGTTCAAAGCGAACCATTCCAAGTTCATGACGGAGAATAATCCTGCGGAGAGGAAGGACATCACTTTTGGTCGGATTCTTGAGGTCGCCGAGAGGACAGGTTTCAATTCGAAGAAGATGTGCGAAGTACTCGACACAGATCCTAACGTGATAAAGCGTAGACTTCGCAAGCACGGTTACCAGAACTTTGAGACATTTGCCAAGGCTTACAATCCCGACTGGCACAATCACGGGTGGGACAACAAGGGAGAGAAAAATCCTCGTTACGTCAAGTCCGTTACCTTCGACAAGATTTGTTCGAATTTCTCTAAGGGAATGTCGAACCATCAGTTGGCCGAATCTCTCGGAACTACAATCCACGTGATAGAAGGTAGAATCCGTGAGAGAGGCTACAGGAACTACTCCGATTTCTCATCTACATATGACAACCTTAAGGTCGTGTCTGTGGAACCGTATGGAGTGATTCCTCTGTTCGATCTTACAGTGGATGGTTACAAGAACTTCGCAACTGACACTGTCATTTCTCACAACACGCCTGAGCTGGCAGCCGCCCTTGACATCTACGCAGATGAGACATGTGCCCAGGACGAGAAGGGCCGCGTTCTCCACATCTACTCGGACAACGAGAAGATCAAGCAGATTCTTGAGGACCTCTTCTACAACACACTCAACGTGGAGTTCAACCTCCGTTCCTGGGTCAGAAATCTCGTGAAGTATGGAGATATGTTTCTCTACAACGACGTTTCTCCTGAACACGGAGTTATCAGCGCTTTTCCAATACCTGTCAATGAAATTGAACGCGAAGAGAACTACGATCCCAATGATCCTATGGCTGTGCGTTATCGCTGGGTCACTCTCGGTAATCGGACGTTGGAAAACTGGGAAGTCTCACACTTTCGCCTCCTCGGCAACGATATGTTCTTGCCATACGGTTCCTCTGTCATAGAACCAGCTCGAAGAATATGGCGTCAGTTGATCCTCATCGAGGACGCAATGTTGGTGTATCGTGTCGTTAGAGCTCCTGAGCGCAGAGTTTTCTATATTGACGTTGCTAACATTCCTCCCGAGAATGTTCCTATGTACGTCGAGGAGCAGCGTAAGAATCTTCGTTCATCTCAGGTCATCGATAGGAATACAGGTCGTGTAGATCTTCGTTACAATCCTCTTTCCGTAGATGAAGACTATTTTATACCTGTTCGTGGCGGGGACTCAGGAACTCGAATTGACACTCTCGCAGGCGGACAAAACACGGCGGCAGTCGAAGATGTCGCTTATATTCAGAAGAAGCTGTTTGCTGCTCTAAAGATTCCACGAGCCTACCTCGGTTATGACGAGGCACTGTCAAGCAAGGCAACGTTAGCGCAGGAAGATATTAGATTTTCGCGAACCATCAACGTTATCCAAAAGACTATCATTGCCGAACTAAATAAATTGGCGATAATTCACCTTTACGCTCATGGTTTTGATTCCGAAGATTTACAGAACTTTGCTCTGCGTATGTCTAATCCATCGACTGTTGCTCAACAACAGAAGCTTGAATTGTGGCGTGCTAAATTCGAGATAGCAGGATCTGCTCCTGAAGGACAGATGTCCAAAGAATTCATCCGTAAGGAGATCTGGGGGCTGAACGACGACCAGTGCAAGGATCTTGACGAACAACGTCTGAAAGAGAAGCTTGTCGATCAAGCGATTGAGAGCGCCGAACCTGATTCTGGCGGTGAAGAAGAAGCGGCAGGTGGCGAAGAAGAGGGTGGTGAAGAAGCAGCCGGCGGTGAAGAAGAAGCTGGAGGCGGTGAAGAAGAGGGGGGTGACCTCTTTGCAGGTGACGACGTAAGTCAGAAGAATCCTTACATGGATCTCCTCACGGCAGGTGACGATCCTGAGGATGAAGAAGTTCCACTTAAGTTTTCCTTGAAAGACGTCGAAGTTCCTGTCAAGGCCCAACGTCAACTTGACAGGGCACTCTACAACAGAGGAAGAATTAGACATCACGGTCCTTCAAAGACTCACATGCCTGATTTCAATAAAATGACGAAGGCAGACAGCAAGAGTTACTCGGATCCATATGACAAGGAGTGGATATCCTCTTATGTTCGAAATCCATTTGGTGAATCGACGGTAAGAGAAATGTACAAGACTCCTATTGGTAATGAAATTTTTTCCTCTCTCAGGAACATGACATTGTCACCTAAATTCCAAAAAGTTGTGAAAAATTCCTCACAAACTCCACAAGTCCTCAGTGAATCAGATAATTTCGATGAGGCAGACGCACGCGAACACAGAGAAGTCCTCATAATAGACGACGACGGGAGCAACTGAAATGTCAGCAATCAAGCACAACAAGAGAAGAAACAGCCTCCTCATCTACGAGTTTCTCGTGAGGACAATATCGAAGTCTATTGTAGAAGACGATAAGAAGAAGTCTGCCGCTGCCCTAAAGATATTGAAGAAACATTACAAGCCTGGCACTGAACTCTACAAAGAGTTTCGATTGATGAACGCCCTTGCAAAGACGACTGTTTCATCAGAACACGTTGCGGCTTCTATACTCAGCGAAGCGAAGGTCGCTTCTAACTCTTTTGATGCACAGAAGCTTGACAGAGAAAAGTCCATACTCATTAGAAACATCAATCACATGTTGAACGATGAAAATTTCTATGATCAACACGTAAATGAGTACAGAGAATTCGCCACAATACAAACTCTCATCAATGAGTGGAGATCGAGCGACAAAGATCTCAACACTCTCGCCAAGTTCGAAGATCAGCTCATGAAGCACTTGGTCACTGAAAAAGTCCAAGCCCCCGATTCGACGATCTCGGAAGACACGACAGGATCTGCTCGTCTCCTCATGAAGGTTATGACGAAGAAACTAAATGAAAAGTACAGCGGTGTGCTTAATGAGCAACAGAAGTCGCTCATCAAGGCGTACGCTTACTCCACAGCATCTGAAGATCAGACTTCAATTCGTATGAAACTACAAGAGATAAAATCAGATCTTGTCGGTCTCATTGATGGGTATGAGACGGTAGCCAATGACTATCTTAAGAACAAACTGCAGGAGACCAAGGGCACTCTCCTCAGCGAGAACCTAGAACTCGTCGATGATGAGATGGTTACTCGCTTCATGCTCTACTCAAAACTCAGGGATGAGTTGGAATCTAAGGAGTGATACGATGACACAGGATCTAAAACTACTCAATTCATACGAAGTCTTCGACTACACTCCCGACATGATCAAGGAGTCCCGTGAGCAACATGGTGGCAAAGTCGTGATGAAGGGAATTCTTCAGAAGGCAGATACACTCAATCAGAATGGCCGCATCTATCCGATGAATGTACTCGAAAGGGAAGTCCGCAACTATCAGAAATTCATCGCAGAGAATCGTGCTCTCGGTGAGTTAGACCACCCGGACTCATCTGTGGTCAACCTCAAGAACGTCTCACACGTCATTAAGGAAGCATACTTGGACAGAGGCGTCGTCTATGGCACCGTGGAACTTCTCGACACACCTTCCGGAAAAATACTGCAGTCTCTGGTCGAGAGTGGAGTTAAACTCGGAATCTCTTCTCGTGGCGTTGGATCTGTCAAGAAGCAAGGCGATTACCACATTGTGCAGGACGATTTTCAACTCATATGCTGGGACTATGTGTCTGAACCGTCCACACCAGGTGCTTTCATGTTACCTGAGGGTCGCACGATAAATTCTTCAGAATTACGTAACATCTTTAACAAGTCTGACAGAATTGATCGTATAGTCAATGACATATTGACCTCCAAGAAGTGAGTTTCACATGAAGTTAACAAAAACAGAGCTCAAGTCATTGGTTAAAGAGTGCCTCACCGAGATACTCAGTGAAGGATTAGGTGCCGGCCTCGTCGCAAAAGAACAGACCAGCAGGGGATTGGTGGGCCAACAGTTCGAATCTCGTAAACCTCTTCCTGCTCCTCGGTCAGTTCCTACTGCTCACTTAAAAGAAGCAATAAAGAGAGAGGCCGGCGGCAACAAAGTGATGGAGTCTATTCTCGCTGATACTGCTGCCTCAACACTTCCAAAATTTTTACAGGCAGGTGATGGAAAGTCACCAATGCCTGTCTCGGGTGGTGGTATCGTTGAACAGGTTGTTGCACAAGCCAATCCTGAAGATTTGTTCGGCGATGAGGTTGCTTCCAAGTGGGCATCACTGGCATTCTTGGATTCACCAACAAAGAAATGAACAATTGTGTTCGATCATATATTTACGCATTAGATTATCGTGAGGATTTGACATGAAGCTTACAAGCCAATTACTTCGTAGAATTATTGAAGAGGAAGTCGCCAAATTTGGTGACATGGAGTCAACTGAAGATCGTGCTAAGGACACTGAAGAAGTTGACGCAGACGAAATTGGCAGTGAAGATGTTGCCGCCAAGCACATCGACTTCATTAAGGCTCTCAAGATAGAAGAGAGCAGACTGCGCCGCCGCCTCGCCAAGATTCAAGAGACGAAGGCGCGTCTTTCAAAGAAGCTTTGATTCATAAGTAAGGGAGTTAGTCATGAGCGGACCAGGCAAGGGTAGATACACAACATACGTCGACAAGGCGAGTTCTCGCAACTCGTTACTCTGGAAGCTCTTCAACAAGAAAGCTCCCAACGACGCAGGCGTTTTTTATGGCGGACAAGAGCCTTCGGATAATTTTGCGGCCGCTGCGGCAGTCACTGCACGTGCTGTTGCACCCGTTTCAAACGGTGTCGGTGGTGTCATTCCTTCAAATGGATTGCAGGCCGCTGACCCAGGCATGTTTCCTAATGGAGTCGATCTGTCGTTTGGCAATGCACCGGACTTGAAAGACGTTAAGTGGTCCAAAGCCGGAGACCCAGCGAACTCTTTCGTTCCTGACGTCTCGTCCCCAGGACCCGGCAGGACTTTGGGTACAGAAAAGGATGAGAATCCCAACATCGGCATCAAAGACATTAAGCCTGCTTACGATACGCAGAATCCTCCTGCAGTTGGTGAAGGTACCGTGTCTCCTTCTGCTACGAGTCAGTCGATCGGAACTTCTCCAATCGGCAAGGACTTAACTCAAGGAAAGTCATCAGTTTAATTTATTAATTAAGCATAAAAAGAAAGAACAGACATGACCAAGCAATTGTACGAAGAGGCGTTAGCCGACGTAAAGAAGTTGAAGGAAGTTGCTGAAGACAACGCGAAGCGTGCTCTTCTTGAAGCCGTCACACCTCGCATCCGCGACCTCATCGAGAATCAGCTCCTTGGTGAGATGGGCGTCGGCGAGCTTGAGGCTGAGCCGGATCATTTGCTGATGGATGAACTTCCTACGGCTGTTCCTGCTGCAGGTGATTCCGATGCAGCGGCTGCCGCCATTTCGATGCCTGATGAGGAAGGCAAGGTCACCCTCGACCTCGATGCTCTCAAGGTGTTAGGTACAGATGAGTACGAATTGAGCCTAGAGTCTGCAAAGAGCTTGGGAATGCTGCTCTCGACAACCAAATTTCGTGACACAGTTGTTGAATCCAAACTCGCAAACATCAAGCGCAGCGTCGAGTTAATTGGATCTGCCGGCCGCCTCGTGAAAGAGTCCAAGGGTTATTTGGACACTCTTTCTTCACTCATTTCAGAAGTGGAGAATACGTATTCGTACTTGCAGTCAGAGATGCAGGATTCTAAGAACAAAGACTCGTATGAATCTGTCCTCGAGTCTCACTATACAACCCTCAACAAGCTCATGGAGCAGAAGATGATGAAGAAGAAGACGCTTTCAGAAGCAGACGTAACACTCAAGCTCACCGGCATGCCTGATGAGTTGGACCTCGATTCAATCGGAGTTGACCTCATCACTGGTGAGGAAGGCGATGAAGGCGGCGAAGAAGAGGGCGGCGACGACCTCGGCGGCGAAGAAGAGGGCGGCGACGACCTCGGCGGCGAAGAAGAGGGTGGAGATGAAGGTGAAGAGTCCGAAGAGGGTGGAGACGATGAGCTCGACCTCGGCGGCGATGAAGATTCAGATGAAGGTTCGGAGGATAAGATGGAATCACGTAGACTTGGAGACAACATTGTTGTCGAGATCGACGAAGGA